GGTGAAGCAGCACTTGCTTTAGACTTTGCATTTGCTGGTGGTATTGAAACACCTACAATCTATGGCACAGCACCAAATTTAAGCTTCGACTTTGTTGTATCTTCTACCATGGAATTTGGTGTTGACCGAAATGGTTCAGTAGCAAATAACGTTATATTTGAATATACCGCAGAATCTTCTGGTTATGTAACAACACATGCGTATTTTAATCCTACCTTAGAATTTACTCTTGATACTAACATATACGTCTTCTCAGAAGGTGATAGTGCTGGTCTGTATAGTTTTACTGTTGAAAGCGGTGGTTTAAATATATCTACACGATCTTACTCTAGAGACGGCGGAAACTATGTCGTTTTTAACCAGATAGACTTTAACGACGTATTCATCAATGATGAGTCTAATTCTGTTAAGATATTAAGCAATGGAATAACACAAGCTGAAATTATTCAGAAATAGTTTTTAGTTTTAATAAATAAAAGTAAAACTTGGAGAAAGAAATAATGGCGGCTAGCTTTTACATAAAACAGAATGATACCGCACCGTCTATTGAGGCTGCTCTTAAAGATTCTAATGGAAGAGTCAAGTCAATGGCGAACGCGTCATTGGTAAGATTTCATATGAAAGACGAAGATGGTACTATTACAATAGACGGCGGCACAGGTACTATCATTAATGCTACTAAAGGTATTGTGGCATATGAGTGGCAAACAGGAGATACTTCGAGTACTGGTATTCATAGCGCAGAATTCGAAATAGAATACACCAATGGTCAGATTGAAACCTTTCCAAATACTGGTTACATTAAAGTAATCATTAAAGACGAGCTGGCTTAAGGGGAAAAACATGGCACAACCACAGTCAAGAGAAGACTTCATTCAATATATTTTAAGGAAAATTGGTGCGCCAGTTATCCAAATTAACGTTGCCGAAGAACAAATCGACGACAGAGTAGATGAAGCTGTTTCTTTCTGGAGAGATTATCATTATAACGGTAGCCAACTAGTTTATTTAAAGCATGTTATTACAGAGCAAGATAAAATAAATGGATATGTTCCGTTACCAGAAAAACTGCTGGGTATATCTAATATCTTTAACTTTGATACGTCAATCTCTATGGGCGGCGGCATATTTAATGTCCAATACCAGTTTGTTTTAAATAACGTACAAGACATGTCAAGCTATAGTATGGTAAATTATTATATGACCATGCAGCACATTGAGTTTATGCAAGAAATGCTTGTTGGTAAACCAATTATACGTTATAATAAACATATAAACAAAGTATTCATTGATAACGATAAAGACCGCTGGACGGTTGGTACTTATATTATTGTTGAAGCATATGATATTATCGACCCAGACGAATATGCAGATGTTTGGGGTGATCGTTGGTTGCAAAACTATGCTTCGGTTCTTATTCGTGAACAGTGGGGTCTTAATCTAACCAAATTTACAAATATGCAATTGGTTGGCGGTGTTTCCTTTAACGGCGAGCAAATATTAGCTGAAGCAAGAGCCGAAAGAGAAAAGATGGAAGAAGACGCTATCAATAATTTGCAACCACTAACCTATAATTTTATTGGGTAACACATGGCAACTAATGTATACTTCAACAATTACGACAACTTCAACGAGCAGAATTTAGTTGATGATCTTGTAATTGAATCTATTCAGATTTTCGGCCTAGATGTAACCTACATTAGTGGGTTGTTTAATAATGTCGATGGGATCTTTAATGAAGATGATACACCTCTTTACGATGAGATGTATTCTTTTGAAGTATACGTTAAGAATGTTGACGGCTTTGAAGGTGAAGGTGACTTCCTATCTAAGTTTGGTTTACAAATCAGAGATCAAGTTACGTTTACTGTAGCTATCAGAACATTCGAAAGATTTGTAACTAGAAAAACACAAACGAAAGTTCGGCCAAGAGAGAACGACATTATTTGGCTTCCATTGAATCAGAAAATGTACAAGATTACATACGTAGAACACGAAAGTGTTTTCTATCAGTCTGGCTCTTTACAAGTTTATGATATTAAGTGTGAACTGATGGAGTACTCAAATGAAAGATTTGATACTGGTCGCTACGAGATAGATCATTATTTCGACGATGTTAACTCTACTACTAATTTTGTAACCACGCTTGAAGACGTGGCAAATAACGATCCTATTGCACAAAACTTTGAGTTTGAAAAGCTAGCTGATGACATTTTGGACTTTTCTGACATAGATCCATTCAGCGACAACATCACTATTCAGGATTCATAAAAAATGGCCATTGCTAATTATTTTTATAACGAAACAACTAGAAGATATGTAGCCTTATTTGGTACTATTTTCAATCAGATCAAAATTGAAAGAAAAGATAATAATAATGTATTAGTTCAGTCTATGATTGTACCATTATCTTATGCGCCATTCCAAAAAGTTCTTTCAAGATTAAATGAAGATCCCGATTTATTGAATAGTAGAAGAACTGCTATTACTTTGCCGCGTATGTCTTTTGAAATTACAAGTCTATCATATGACCCAGCAAGAAAAATCGGGTCAACACAAAAGATGCGTAAAGAAGCAAAGGCTGAAACTGATTCAGCAAGAAGCTTTGTATATTCTTCAGTTCCATATAACCTCGAGTTTTCTTTGTATATTATGACAAAGTACTCAGAGGATGCAACAAAAATTATGGAGCAGATTCTGCCGTTCTTTGCTCCTGATTGGACTGTTTCTGCGAAGATGGTAGAAGATTTAGACGCTATTGATATTCCTATTGTTTTAAACAGCGTTACAACAGAAGATCTTTACGAAGGTGATTACGAGACAAGACAAACTATTCTATACACGCTCACTTTTACTTTAAAAGGCTGGTACTTTGGTCCTGAAAAGAAGAAGAAAGTAATCAAATTTATCGATGTAGATTTAGCAACTAGTACTCTTGATAATAGCATAGCAGAAGAATCAGTTAAAATAAAGCCTGGCTTAGATATTAATGGCAACCCACTTTACGAAGACGGTGTAACTGTTACGGCAACATCTTCTCTTTCAAATGGTACGGTTTCTGAAATCACTATTATAGATGATGGTGAAAACTATGATCCAAATAATAGTATCCCAGTTACTATTGCTGCACCAGACGTACTAAATGCTCAAATTACACCAGTAATTGCGAATACCGCCATATCATCGTTCATAATTGATGAAGCTGGTGGGTACTATTCTACCGTTCCAGCCATTACAATCAGTGCTCCTGACGCTCCTGTAACCACCGCCAGTGCTTCTGCAGTGATCTCTAATGACGCTATTGGTTCTATTGGTATAACTAACAGCGGTACTTACTATGACTCAGCTACGGTCTCTATATCACCACCACCGCTAAAATCTGCTTATGTTAAGTTTGGTGATGACGCGTTGTACCATGCAAATTACACAGATACAACTTTTAGTCACACAACTGACTACAATTTAGTTACTGCTGGCGGCGGATTTGCAATAGAATTTTGGCTCTACCCAGAAGAATTCAACGCGAGTGATAATACGATATTGTGGTTCCAAGGTAGTCAAATGAGAATTGAAGTAGAATCAACTGGTGAGTTAGCCTTGTTCCATGCAACTGGCGGAGCTCCTGCAAGATCTACTCCTGAAGCATTAAATTTGAATGAATGGAATCATTGTCGTGTTGAGCATTATGGTAGCACAGCAAGATGGTTAGTAAACGGTATTGTAGATGCAGGAGCTAGTGCTCCTCAAGGATTCTTACTTGGCGGCGGAGTTGATGTTATTATCGGCGAACGTTCTACAAACGAAAGAAGCTTCATTGGTGCCTTAGATAACTTGACTGTTAGTCAGATTGTTGGATTAACACCAGTCGGCACTTATACAATACCAACAGCACCAACAACTGGAAGTAATTACACTGGCAATTTTGACCGGAATAACGCCACTGCAACTGTTGTAGTAACTGAAGGTGAAGTAACATTAATTGATATAACAAACGCTGGTTCTAACTATACTGGCACTACACCATTGATTACAATTTCTGCACCAGACGGCGAAGCATCAGATTATCAAGCATTAGCAACTGCTATTCTGACTGATGGATCTGTAACTTCAATTACCATAAATAACAATGGTAAGTTCTATATTTCTGCGAATGTTGCTATAGATTCTGTTGTTGCTAATACTGCAACAGCAACTATTTCCATTGATGAAACTGGTCAAGCTACTGGTTTCATAGTAACAAACCCTGGTTCTGGTTATAGATCTGCACCGACTGTTACTGTTGGAAACCCTGCAGCAACTTCGGTTGCTTACCAACAAATTGAGTTTGGCGATGATTGGGGTATTATTACAATATTTGAGGATGTATAATGAGCGACGAAAAGATTTCTTCTGCACTTGGTATTCGCCAAATGTCTGATATAGATGAAGATGAAAAATATACGCCTTCTGTTATTGAGCATGATACGTCATTGCAATTACCAGCGGTTTCTAATGATGATCACGAAGAAAATTTAAAAGATATAGAAATGGTACGTCAGAACATTGCAAGTGTTATTGATATTGGTAAAGATGCTATGTACGAAATGCTTGAGATTGCAAAACAGTCAGAGCAACCACGCGCATTTGAAGTTGTCGGTACTCTTATGAAAACAATGCTTGACGCTAACAAAGATTATGCTGATATATCTTCTAAAAAGAAATATGCTAAAGAAGAAGTTAATGGGCCAAAAGAAGCAGCCCAAACAAACGTTACAAATAACAATCTAATTTTATCTACTGCAGATCTTTTGAAGATGATGAAAGGCGAAAAAGATGGGTGACGGGTACTTAGGTAACTCACATCTTAAGAAAGTTCAAGAGCAGATTGAATGGACTCCTGAACTGCTTAAAGAGTATGCAAAATGCTCAGATGATCCAGTTTACTTCTCTAAACAATACATTAAAATTGTGCATGTTGATAGAGGTCTTGTACCTTTTGATATGTATGATTACCAAAAAGAAATATGTGATAAAATCTTTAGAAGTAGGCGAGTTGCCGTTCTAACTGCCCGTCAGTCTGGTAAAACTACTACAGCAGTTGCGGTTATTCTACATTATATTTTGTTTAACGAGTTTAAGACCGTAGCTATCCTTGCAAACAAAGGAGATGCCTCTAGAGAGGTTATGGCACGAGTTAAGTTAGCATATGAGGCATTGCCTAAGTGGCTGCAGCAAGGCATAGAAGAGTGGAATAAAGGCAACATTGAGCTAGAAAATGGCTGTAAGGTACTTGCCGGTACTACATCTTCTAGTGCTATTCGTGGTAAGTCTATTAACTTCCTGTATCTAGATGAGGTTGCATTCATTGAGGGTTACGACGAGTTTTTTGCTTCAGTATATCCTACTATTTCATCTGGTGAATCTACAAAACTTTTGATGACCTCAACTCCAAATGGGTTGAATCATTTTTGGAAAACATGCAAGGGTGCTAAGGAAGGTACCAACGGTTATGAATATCAAGAAGTTATGTGGTATGATGTTCCTGGCCGCGATGAAAAATGGCGTAAAGAAACTATTGAAGCTCTTGACCACGACGAAGCTAAGTTTAACCAAGAATATTGCTGTGAATTCTTAGGATCTTCTGGTACACTTATTAGTGGTGGTAAATTAAAAGAGTTATATCCTGAGCAACCTATTGCTAAAGCAGAAGGATTAAGTCAATACGAAAGAGCTGAAAAAGGTCATCAATATGTAATTACTGCAGATGTTGCCCGAGGCAAAGGTTTAGATTCTTCTTCTTTTACTATTTTTGATATTACAAGTATGCCTTATAGATCTGTTGGTAGTTATAAAGATAATATGATAGGCCCGGTTGATTTTGCATCAGTACTATATAGAGCTGGTATGATTTACAACGAAGCAGGCATATTAGTAGAAATTAATGATATTGGTGGACAAGTTTCCGATATCCTTACACTAGATCTTGGATACGAAAATTTACTTTATACGCAAAATTCTGGCAGAAGTGGTAAAGTTTTAAGTGCTGGATTTGGTAAAAATGTCGATAATGGTATTAGAACAACTAAACTTGTAAAATCTGTTGGTTGTTCTATGCTTAAAATGCTTGTAGAACAGAACCAATTATTCATACGTGATTATGACACTATACAAGAATTGAGTAGATTTTCAAAGAAAGCAAACTCATACGAAGCAGAATCTGGGTTTCACGATGACTTAGTAATGAATTTAGTTTTGTTTTCATGGATGACAGAACAGACATATTTTAAAGATATGACTGATATAAACACATTAACAAAACTTAGAGAAAAA